TTCGTCAAAAGGTTGCCATCACTATCCCAAAGTTCCTGGTTTTGGCTGGCTAATATGAAATGCGTATTGCTATCCAGCTTATCATTGTTACGGTTATTAGTTTCAAACTTACCTGTCTTAAGGTATTCATAACCGTGAAGAGCAATTGTATCGACTTGCCACTTTTCGTAACCTGTGTATACGATCACCTCACGGAATGTGTTTTCGCAGAATTGTTTTACGAATTCACGATTACTCTCATGCAGTGGATCACCACCTGAGAATACTACTTTATTTGTGTGATTTGCACGACATACCCTATCTATCAACCCCTCCAGTGCATCATAGGAATAAGTGTCGCGCATGGATGCCGAATCTTGAAACAACTCATTCTGACAATCCTCACAGTTGTGTTCACAACCTGCAAAATAGACAATTATAGCGCAGTCGTCTAATGTAGGGTAATCGGTGAATGTTACATCCTTACAAATAGCTCGTACCATTAGAACTCCTCCGTGAAGTCTTCATCATTTATCCTATCCGCTTTTGTGAGACGTCCCGTAACTACATCATAAGTAGTCCCATCGACCGGCCCTGTTAACCCTGCAAATCTAGACTTCAGCACAACTATCTTAATACGGTTACGTTCAGCTGTAGTTTCCGCCACAGTGTTTCTGCCGAAGGCTATTACATCGAAGGAGATTTGCTTAATAGACCCAGAGTTATGTGTAATCACATGGTTTTCTAGAACATATCTACCATCACCGTCCAGTAGGAAGCCATAATAGGAGGCTTCCTCTAACGCTTCTATTATGATACCTCTTTTCAAAGGATCTGTTCTACGTGGAATGAAAGCTATGCGTACTCTCTTCTGCGCAGGTATCTTAGTGATATTTCCTGTTATCGCTACTTCCCAGATTATGCTACCATCTGAGCTATAGTCACAGCTAATTATCCTAGAGTTAGCTGTACTATAGAAACCAAGCGATCTTGCTATATCCCGTACTTGCTTGGCCATGACCTCGTCTTTTTGGTAGAAATAATAAGCTTGATCTCTTTGTGAATAGCTGCCACCAGTATCCAGCAGCCCCGCAAGTAGCTGATAGCGCATAGCCTTCGAATTTAGCATATATTTTACTGGGATATGCTTATTGTTTAACACATTAAGGCGTCTCAGCTTTTCCAGCATCTCTCCTTTCTTTCCTGTGTTGAAATTGAAATATTCCTTATTTATATTTCTGGGAACACCTAGTGTAGCACCTATCTCTACGGCAATCCGGTCTGCGATCCCTAAAGTAGATGCATCCATCACTCTGAAAGCGGCCTTAGAGCCGTCACCTAGCCATGCACCTAATGAATATGGGGGGATTTCCACCGGAACCCCAGGGAGTTCATAGCCCTCTGTGTAATGCTGTTTACAGCGTGATTGGAAACTTTTACTCTGCTGCAGAAAGTCGCCGACCGACAAGTCAAACATTCTACCATTGTGCGACATCGTCAACATGTGGTCTTCGTTGCAAATGAAGCTATCTTTAGATGTCTTAGTGGTTACCTTGTACATTCGCTGGGAACCTCTACATAATTTCAGCACTTTGCGTGGAAATCCTTCAGAGCCCATTAAAGTATCCCCGATACGCACATCTTGAACAGCTACAGCTGTTCCATCGGCTCTCAAGACGCCGGTGTCATAGGCCAAACACCCTCTTATATCGTCTAACGTTGGTATTCCTCCTTCCTCGAATGATTTACCTTTTCCGCCACCCGGCGACTTACGTAGATGTGAAACCAAACCTATCCACACGGGATAAGTCTTCACTATTCGCAAAAGCTCATTCATTATCTTATCCTGTGCTTCACATCCACGAAGGTCATCAACGCCCTCGGAAACAAGGATTGTTATATGGTCGATGAATATAGAGGTGGCCCCCATCAAACACATATACTCCAAGTAGTCTGTTATCTTCTGATCTCTGACCGCTCCTTGGTGATCCAAAAGGATGACTCTATCATCAACGAACATCTTATCAAAACCTACACGTAAATCTTCCTCAGGGATTTCCGCATCTGCTGGATTAAGATTTAACATCATTCCGGATAGCTTACGAGCTGTCTCTGCAGGTGACTCTTCGAGCGATATGATTCCTATCTTCTCTTCTGTATGCTCGATTGCATCTACCATTATCTCACGCATCATTGACGACTTGCCACATCCACTTCCGGAGATGAATAAGGCTATTTCTCCATAGCGTCGTCCTTTTAACTTATCATTCAAGCCCGCTAAACAGGGCGGATAGGGAATAGATTGTACCTTGTTGTAGTCAGTAAGCGATTTCCACAGCTCTTCTTTCTCACATATCCCCGCGGGGGTGAACCCGGCTGCATCCCATACGGCAGTATTAAGCATTTGACTGCCGTGCTTTATCAGGACTTCGTTGGCATCTTTCTCAGATAATTTAGCTACTTTAACTTTATCATAGCCAATTACTCTTATCGCCTCTGCTCTAGCGCGATCGCCTGCCTCATCCTCGTCAAACATAAGCACTACTTCTTGAAATGAACGTATCCATTTACGGTTCTCAAGCAGTAACTTTGTATGCGTAACTCCCGGTATGCATATTACAGGGTATATTTTTTTGTACTTAACCATAGATGCCTGCGCTACAGACATAGCATCAATCTCACCCTCGCAGATGATTAATCGCTTACCACCAGCATTGAACTTATCCATGCCGAAAGGCTTCTTAAACTTACCCATCCTGTAGAAGTCTTTTGGCACCTTACGTACATTGTATGTATTGTTATCGTAGGGGTAGAAGTGTTCATCTATATCCCCGTTGCTGTCATACGAAACTCTTACATCAAAGAATTCACAGATATCCTTAGGAATCTTTCTTTCCTTGAAGCCTCGAATTGCATAGCTCTTGATTTCTTTAATGGTGTGTGTACTCATCCCACTGTGTGCTTTCTTCTCAGTTGGCGGTGCCTCATAATCACCATCTTCCTCTTGCTTGGCTGAGAATGCTTCACCGCAAGAGAAACAGAAGGAACTACCATCTTCATATATTTGTCTGGCATCCGAAGAAGAGCAAGCCTTATTTAGACATGGCTGGTTATGTGTAACTATAACGCCCATCACTCCTCCCCACCATCATGTCACACACAGCTTGCATACGCTCCTTGTGTCTATCGGTGACTCTTTCAGTTACCTTCCATGTTATTTTCTCAACGCGTACATTGAGCCAATCATCTGAGCAGGGTGCCTCCACTAAGCAAAGGCTGTATGTCTCAGCAAAGGATACCGCGCCTAGCGTAGCGTATTGCTCAAGCACAATGAAATCAAACTCATCTATAGGATTGTTTCCTATGAGACCTTTGACTATCTTAGAAGAGCTTGTGTAGGTTTTCCAAGGGAGCTCATCCCCTTTATTCTGCTTACCACGTCCTCTGTAATATTTCTTTCCTATATACGCCTTCTCAAGGACACGATCATATATAAGATAGATGAAGCCTACATGCGCCTTGCCTCCCATCTGCTCAGGAAACTTCCAAAGTCCGTTATTAATCATAGATAAGGTTCTCCTCTACTTCTCCCCAATGCTGAAAGACATCATCGAAGTTTCTTTGTAGGTGAACCAACTGTCCACACAGCACGAGCATTTCCAGCCAGCCATCGTCACCATAAACATCACGATAGGTAGCCTCTGCCACAATACGCATCTCAATCTCATCTTTGCAGGGAGCAATTAGAGCGAAGGCTTTCTTATCACCTATCCCGATGCAACCTTTGATGTTATCCGTGGGGTCTCCCTTGATGAGCTGCTGGTAGAAGAAACTACAGGATTCGGCCTTTGTCATTGTTACTGACTCATCCTTGTGGATGACATAGTGCTCTCCAGGAATAGTCAGTAAGTCTTTGTCGATTGAGCAGATGATTGAGTCGAGGCCCTGCGCATCGCGCTCCACCTTCCATATGCGTAGAAGATCGTCTGCTTCTCTACCATCCGAAGGTATTGCGCCCAGCTCTCGGATAGCTCTAAGGCGTAGTTCTTTGACGATCTCTCCAAGGTAGTTGGCGGGTCTGCTCTTACGATTAGCTTTATATTCTGAGAAAACGTCGTCACGAAAGTTACCATCTCCTTTTACTGCGATGAGAACTTGATCCTTGAATAATCGCTCCTGCATCTCAATAATAAGCTTCTTAAACTTAGCCCAACACTGCTCCATATATTTTACATTTTCGCCCATGGTGAAGTTAACTTCAACTTTCTTACCGTCGGCATCCAACTGTAAAGGTATATCTCTGAAGCGGTCTGGACATGCCTTATAACAAATTACATCACCATCTATTAACAGCATCCATCCTCCATAATTGCTTGCATTAACGTGCATCTCTTCTTATCAAAGTATACTGTACTCTCCAGCGTCCATTTTGTTCCTGAGAGTAGCACTATGATTTCTCCGTTCATGTGAATACGACAAGCGCGTCCGAGTGCGGAATCCAGCAGCGGCAGAAATTCCTCGATCTCGGCCAGTGCAGCCATATCAAGTAGGTCACCGAAGACTTCTATAATTACTTTGTTTTTCAGGAAACGACGTTCAAGTACTCTAGTGACACTCATACCAATCCATTCCAATCTCAGCTTCGCCATCCATAATATCAACTCCAAAAAGAGCAGGCCCATCCTTAAAGGCCGCCGATGCAATCTCCCCAGCCCTTACAGCATACTTCGCAGGTGTCATGAAATCAATCTCATCATGATACATGATTAGCGGCTTATACGGGATATTCTCTTTTGCAAGCCCCTCCATAGTGAGCATACACGCCGCCGAACACGTAATCTTTTCAGTACATTGCAGAAGATATACCAAGAGCTTGTGAGGACTGTCAACATAAATACGGTTTCCAACCAAGGATCTAATGTACCCATACCGTCCTTTCTTTGTCTCCCTAAACTTACTCTCCAACTTATCAATCAAGTCTGCAAATCCAGGGACGGCCTTCAGGAAACCCTTCTTGAACTTATTTCCTTTCTGCCCGTTATTTACTCCAAAGATGTAACTCCAGAGTTTACCGCCTGAAGCACCGAAGAGAAAAGCGTACAGAATACGCTTAGCTGTTGCTCTTGGTACAACATGATCTATTTTCATAGACTTAAGCACCTCTGTGGCTGCCCTTGCGTTGTAGTTGTGAATATCACCGTTAAGTAAGATGTCAGTAAACTCATCATTCTTTAAATAATGCGCCAAGCCCCTTGCTTGATTACCTGAAGAGTCAGCCCCAATAAACTTCCACCCTTTATTTACTGTAAAGAGCCTACGCATTTCTTCACCATAAGCACTTCCCCCAGAGGGAATATTAGCAATGATAGAATGGCGGGTTCGCATGGAGGGAGTACCTATGCAAAAACAATCACCGTGCAACATGTTATTCTCATCGGTGTTCGCTATCCACGTTTTGAGGATGGCGTAACGTGCCCTTTGTGTCAAGAACTCCCTATACAGTACCCCGTCACCCCCAAGAAACTCCAAGGAGCTTTCAGTTATCTTTGGAGCCATCCGCCGCATCTCAGCTCTGCCACCGTCTTCACTCTCGATACGCTTGTAGTTCCATTCATCAGGAATCCAGCCGTTCCTGTCAAGAAAGATTTTTACATCCTGCACAGAATTAAGTGACAATGGCTTTATCTCTATCCTACTGTATTCACCACGAATCATCCGGAAGAACGGCTGATCTCTCCACTCAGGGTTATCTTGTCCTATCTCTGCAGGAATATCAAACCATCTAGCTGTATGACTGTCATAGTTACCATTCTTGACCCACTTAGGCATTTTTGTGAGGTATTCACCCTTGACTTTGTCCTTGGCGACACACTTCTGCCCAAGCTTACACTCAAGGGCGACATAAGCTTTATCCATTTCACCTATCAACACAGTCTGTAACTTAAGCGCGGCTTCCATATCAAAAGGCCAGCCATTATAGTAAGCTTCTGTACACCATTCAGCGACACAATGTTCTGCCTTGATATACTGTCTTATTATTGGTCTTCGAGCAGCTATCACCTTAAGCTCACCAAGAAGCTGATCATATACCTTATGATTCAAGTCTACGTCACGTTGGCAGTAAGGTATCATCTTAGCACTGAACACTTCGAAATCATCGTAATCTCCTTTAGGATACCCGAAATGTTCACCCCATCTCTTGAGGGCGTGCCCGTCGTTTCCAAACCGTCTCCAGTCAAGTATTTGAGATAGTATGAGAGTGTCTATCAGGTTGACGTGTGGTGCAGGTTTCCAGCCGGTTAGCACTTCTAATGCCTTCATATCGAAGCGCATTATATTGTGGCCTATGATAGTAGTTATATCGTCCATGATATCTAGAAAAGAAGTGTCACCAGGACCGTACGTATACATCTTATTTGTTGCAATATCTTTAAAGCAGACTATCCAAAGGTGTTTCAACTTAGGTCCAAGAAGATTATTCGTTTCTATGTCGAGAACAACTTTCATAGTTTATCCTTTCTCTCTGCTGAACTTCTTTCTCTTGCCGCTGAGGATTGATTCGACCTGAGCGACGATAAGCATGCCATTACCTGAGATAACATAGGCCACGAGAGCTTTCTGATACCATAAGCCTTTAAGCATCTCCTGGACTTCTTCATCCTTCTGCCCACAACGATCCATATACTTTCGTACTTGTAGCTCCAAAGCCCCCTTAAATACCTCAGGATCACGAAAACGGGGAATGGTAGCCATAGTCTCAATCCATTGGCGGCCTTCAGAATAGTCTTGGTAATGATCAGGATCGATAGCTTTTTTGTTTACAGCCATTTATTTAGTCTCCAGTAAGAGTGCTTCAAGTTCTTCCATTTTAGCGATCTGTTCATGTGCGTTGTCTGCAAGAAACATTGCACAATTAGCCACATCCGCCGCTTCATTAATCACTTTATACAGTACTTCTTTCTTCTTTCCCATCTCATAGTTCGTAGATATTATGCGCTCTACCTCAGCATCCAGCTCTTCAACTTCTTCAACTACACGATTCATGAGGACTGCGAAGGTGGATAAATTCCAATGTGGTCTGTGTATATTAAGAACCAGCTTATGCATCATATCTTTGCTGAAACGTGCTACTGATTTCTTATCGTTTTTTATCTTCCTCATAGATTCCTCTGAAAAGAGAGTCGAAGGGATTTTCCCTGCGTGGGGCGGAAGCTAACTTCCTTGCAGCCTCACATTTACCGCACAGATATGAAATATCTTTTTTAAGTGTGGCCTTTGTAATTTCACCGAGGTATATCTTGCAGCTAGAACAGTATAGTCTCCTGACCATGTTAACTCCTTAAAGAACCTTTTAGACTCATGCTTAAGAGCAATATTTATATTACTTCCTCATCTTTAATCCAAGCTTTCCAAAAACCGTAACCCCAACCTATTGTATACAAGACACTTATTACCAACATACCCACTTGCCGATTGTTGTATGTAGTGTATATCCAGAAAGGCTGTCCCATTAAGCCGAATAGTGATGAATACTTATGATATGCCTTAGACTGACTCATGAAGATGGCCATTACAGAAGTCAATATGATTGCAAAATCAATATACGTCATCGTCGGCAGCTTTTTCGTGATTATCTTGTGAAGACTCATCCATCGACTCTTCAGCGGCGGTAACAATTTCCGTGGTACACTCATCGAAGTCTTCACGGCTCTTAGGAGTATACTTGATATGACGAACCAGCTGAATAGCCATAAGCACATTAGCCGTCTTTTCTTTATTATCACCATACTGATATTGAAAGACTCGGATGTTTCCAATACTGCCATTGCCCACAGTATTACCATCAACCTCGTTACGAGCACCATCAACACAATCCGGTGGTTGATTCTCTTCACCTGTCTTCTTGAATTTACGCTTCTTTAGACGCGCCTCGAAATACGGTTCCCCATCATCAGGCACAACAGCTTTGGTGGTTACCCCACTCTCTTTCCAAAGTTTATTAGTCGCCTTGTCAACTGTACGAATGCAAACTTCCCAAGTAGGATTATCAGGATCGAACTTAGGATTAGGATTCACAAGGCGGGGGTAGAATATTGTACATCCTTTTAAAATCATTTTGTTACCTTTCGTTGTGGTTTATGAGTTTGTCAGCACGACAGATTTCATTACATTCTCCGATAGATGTAATGGTATGAAATATACGTTATTGTGATCATCATTCGCAAGCTGCGAGAATACCGCAATTGTTTGGTTAGCGATAAAGGCGCTATCAAATGCAAATGGTTGTATATCTAATGAGATGTCTACAGGAAATGGCTGTGCTTCAAAGTCTACAGATACAATACTCCTGAGGTCTGATATCTCTTGAATCAGAAAAAAATCCGCAGCGAACTCCGGTAAATCATCCAGTCCAGCAGAGCTTAACATAAGGAGCAGTCTGGCTCTTACAGCAATCTCTAAATGATTATTTCGCAAGTCATTTATACTAGTTATTCTGATCACTTTAGCCAACTCCTCACATATGCGGTGGTAGTGTTCCTTAAGTTTAGAACCATGCTTAGCACCCTCCATCTATCTTCCATTAATGTGTATTCCTCTACTATTTGCCAGTTTGAAGATGTGGAGTCCATTAAAATCGATCTTGAACGTGTTCCGGAAATAGCAATAAACTCATTTCTATTGGTCTTGCCGTAACGCACACTCCTAACAGCTACTTGCTTGCGTCCGTATTCGTCATTAGGCATCGGTGTTACCTCTATAACAACGTTGATGTAATTACCTGTTTTAATATTACGAATCAATTCACCGGGAATTGGGAAACGATGCTCACCAATACTTGCGAAAATGTGTCTTGACATTAATCAAGCTCCTTTAGTATACGAAATGGTTTACCTGTCTTATCCATAGCAGACATCCATGTTAACTGTGATTCTGCTGAAGCTTATGTCACTATCTCTCTGGATATCACTTTTAACAGTGTGTTCTTGGATGTTGCGCTGGAGTGCTCTTTTACTATTATATATAGCATTACTACTCAAGTCCCTTAATACTCGTCACGCTCATTTAGTAGAGCAACTAAAGATTTTTTTTTTTTTTTTACATTATCTAGCTCCTCACGAAGCTCTGCGTTTTCTTTTTCAAGATTAACTACTTGCTTAACAGCTTCGCAAACTTCTTGTTCAGAATATGCATTACCTTCGGTATCATAAAATATAAGACCATTGCACATATTTTAACACCCCTTACTCTACAGTTTACACAATGGAAGAGGCTGCAATCGCGTCATATATCGCGATTAAAACCGTGGTGACACTCACCACAAAACCCACAATGAGTCCCATCAATAGCGTCCGTGTTGAAACTATTTGGAGCACTTTAAGAAATGTTTTCATTATTTTCCGCTTCATTCCTTGCGCGAACGGCTTCAAATAATGGCGCGATGTAAAAACCTTGTTCAACCACTCCTTGGCTATGGCTGTACAATTCACTGGCGCACCTTAATATTTCAGCGTCTAGTATATCAGTGGTATTGTTAAACAAACGGTTAAATAGTTCAGTTTTAATTACAGCTCGTTCCACTGGGATGCTATTGCTGCTAGTAAAGTACGGGCGAAGCTCATAGTCACACCTAGCCAGTTGCGCCTGAAGCTCTTCACGTTCCCTAAGTTCCTTGTCCATGCGCTCAGCACAACCAAGGCAGGTCACTAAATCGCCCCACTGGGTTTGCTTGCCACACATTGGACAGAGCGTGTTTAACCTCTTAAGCTCTGCGTTTTCTTTTTCTACGCACTCCCTTCCAGCGTTAAAAGATTGCTCTGACAAAAAATAATCTG